CTTCGGACGCGGCGCGGGGGGCGAACGTGACGGTCAGCGGCTCGCTGACACGGGCATACAGTGTGCCGTAGTCCTCGGCGTAGTACGTGCTGACAATAATCGTGCCTGATTCGATGTGCTGGTACAGCGCGATGGTGCGGGTCAGTTCTTCCGGTTTCATCTTCTCTCTCCTGCTTCGTTGTTTCCCGGTCTGTCTGCCGGTTCGCGAAAACTAGCGCCTTCCGTGGCTTGTGTCTACTAGGATGCTGCGCGTGGCGACGGACGGTAGTTAGAGGGATGCGAATAGGTCGCCCTGCTCTCGCTTGGCGTCGGCAATATTCTTGCAGGCAAGCTCCCAATATCCGCGCTTCAGCTCCGAACCGACAAACCGCCGGCCCATCTTGACTGCGCAGTACCCCTCGCTACCGATGCCGGTGAACGGGCTATAAACCAAGTCGCCAGGATTGCTCCACAAATCGATTGCGCGCTCAATAACATCAAGCTGCAACGGGCATATATGCTTTTCATCATCAGCGCCTCTCCCGGCCTGATAATTCAGCACGCGAGTCTGATTGACATCAAACCAGACCGGCGAGGCATACCGCTGCCATACTGCAATCGAATACAGTCGCGCCTTTTCCTCCTCTGACCGCGCCATTCCAATATCGCGCGCCGCCGGCTGGCATTGCGTCATGCCCTTGTAATCGTAAAACCGCTCACCGCCAGTGGTTACCGGGTCGTCGAATGATTCCGAGTCAGTCCACTTGCGGAATGTAAGCAGATAGTCCGCCATGCCCTGACGGCTCGCCGCGCTATCCTTGCAAAGTTGCTTATAAAGCAGCCCGTGATTTTTTGTGCGCTGCATCTCAATAACCGGGTCTTTCCATATCGTCACCCGAGAGTGGTACTGCCAGCCTTCCTCCTCGAACAATCGAATGCACTGGCCCGGAAAATCAGACAAGCCCGCAGCTCCGTCACGGCCTTTGTATCGCGGCAAGTCCTTACAGTGAACCGATGCCAGCCTGCCGTTTTTGGTAATTCGCAACATCTCTTTTACAAGGTGCCGGAAGTGTTCGATAAACTCATCATCGCCGCTGCAGTTCCCCATGTCGTAGTCGCTGTCAGAGTAGATGTAGAGATTAGAAAAAGGCGGCGAGAAAACGGAGTAGCCAACCGATTCCGAATCAATCAGTTCGGCAGTCTTTACGCAGTCGCCATGATGCACCGTATAGAGATCGTCCTCATGCTTTCCAAAGTACGGCGTGTCATTCTTAACCGCGCCTCCGTGGTATTGGCTAATCGTCGCCACCATTTCCGACTTCATCTCCATGTGCTGCGCCTCTTTCTTTTTAATTGTGTCGAGTATGGCCGTCTCTGATTCTGCGCAGGCAATGTAAACATTAACCTCGCGTTGCTGACCGAATCTCCAGCAACGGCGGATTGCCTGGTAGTAGTCCTCATAAGAGTACGAAAGGCCAATGAACGCCATATTCGCGCAGTGCTGCCAGTTCATGCCGAACCCGGCAATGCTTGGCTTAGTGATTAGCGTTTTAATCTGACCACCACTGAACCCAAGCAATGCGCGCTCCTTTTGCGCTACGTTGTCAGACCCTCGGCACTCGACAGCGCCGAACACCTTGCCGGCTATTTCGTCGGCCTCGTAGTTCGTGTTACACCACACAAGGAACGGTTCAAGCGGGCGCGCATTGATGATATCGGCAATCGCAGCGGCGCGGCGCTCGCATGTTATCCGTCCTTCTGCGTGAATGTTCGTCGCGCTCATTTCTACAGACCGGAACAACTGGCCGTCGCTGGCCGGCAAGTCGGAAACGTCAACGATTAACCAGTTCACTTTCAGTTCGGGGAGATTGTAGCCGGTAGCGTCAAAACCAATATCTGACGGCTTAGATATGCACATTGCCCACGATGCAACCCATCGCCAAAAATCAGACTTCGAGTGACCTTTCAGTCTGTAGCCTCCTGCATTCATCGTGTCGTTGATGAAAAACCTCATAATCATTTCGTTTGACGGCATGACTCCTAGAAACTCGGCATGATTGCCAAGTTCCAGCAAGTCGTTAGGCGAAGGCGTTGCCGTGCAGGCGAGCCGGTACTGCACCGCGCTAGCCGCGTCGATCAGGAATTGCTTAGTCTTGCCGGTGTAAGACTTCAGGATTGAAGATTCGTCAAGCACGATGCCGACAAGTTCCGAGAAATCAAACTTCGCGGCCATTTCGTAGTTCGTGATTGTTATTCCTTGGTCTGCCGTTCCATCCCGTGAAAACGTGACAGTGACGCCGAACCGTGAAGCCTCTAAAACGGTCTGCTGCGCAACGCAAAGCGGCGCAATGATAAGAACCTTTCCGCCAGTGTGCCGCGCAACTTCATCTGCCCACGCAACCTGCATGAGTGTTTTCCCGAGGCCGGTATCTGCAAAGATCGCGGCACGGCCTCGCCTTACTGCCCACGCTACGATTGCTCGCTGAAAATCGAACAGTCCGCCGTTAAGTTCTCCCGGTTCGTGACCCGTTGAATTATCAGTCAGTCTCTTACCTGCTATAAACTCATCATAACTTCCCATCATCCCTCTCCCTCTTATTTACCCTAGCCGCTGCCCGCCTAATCAGCGTGGCGACAACTCCGGCTCTGCTGGTTTTCATGTGGTGCACAAGCGCCGTGAGACTGTGCCGCGTCTCCGCGTCAAACAGGTACGATTCTTGCGCGCCGCCATCGGCGATAACTCGCTGCCTGTATTCTTCCTGGCGTGTTTTTTTTCTGTTCATGCTCTGTCCTCGGTGAGCGCGAATCCTAGCATACACAACAGCAACCGCTAGACCGTTCGTCGAATAAAAACAAACACCTGCCGGCGCGCATCCTCAAAGCCGGCGCACACCAGGCAGGTATCGCCAACCGTTTGCAGGTAGTCCATGACTTCAGCCTGCTCGGTTGACACTCGCCCGCCTTTCTGACGCTTCATTTCTATGCGGAGTTTCCACGCGGGAACGTGCAGGTCAGGGATGCCTGGCACAACGCCTTCCGCCTTCAGCCGCTTTGCCTCGGTAATGCTCCGCTTGCCGCCGTTCGGTATCGCATAAATGAGAATGCTCGGGAATGTGGCGCGGAACCAGTTAACAAAGGCGACCTGCTCACCATGTTCTAGAGTGGATGTCATGCAGTTTGCCGTTCTTTTTGTAGGTGATAACTTTCGGGAATTGCGCCGCCGTCATGGCTGCCGCTGTTTCTTCTAATGTCTCGCACACCTTCCCGCCCGATTGCAACGCGAGCCGCGCAAGCAAAGACCGCGCACGGTCACCGTATTGGCCTTCATGCGTCACGCATAGATACTCCGTCACGCTATGCACCATGCCTGCGTAATACGTCACCGTCAGCATGTCTTTGCCGCTGGTGAAGCTCTTATGCTTACGCCACTGCCACGCCGTCACTGCCATTTCCAGAGGCGCAATGCCCATGATGTCATCGTTGCGCAGAAACCGCCTGTCCTCCTGATTTTCCGGCACCGGGAACTCATGCCCGCACGCGCACTTGCGCGCATTGGCCGCGACAATCTCGCGGCACGCAGGGCAGGTTTTCGTCGGCGCTTCGCTTGCCTTTCCTTTTTTCTTGCTAGGTGGCACAACGCAAGTGATCGGCCCGTGCTGCGAAACATTCCCGGCAAAGTCCAGCACCAGGCAGTGATCGGTGTGCGACTTCAGCCGCATACCGCGTCCGGCCATCTGCACGTAAAGGCTAGGCGACATGGTAGGCCGCAGCATGACAAGACAATCAATGTCCGGCGCGTCAAATCCCGTTGTCAGCACATTGGCGTTGGTAAGGTGTCGAATGCGACCGGCGCGAAAGTCGGCAATGATGCGCGCCCGTTCGGCCTTCGGTGTGCCGCCGTGAATGACGGCACCGCCTACCGCTGTTGCGACGTGTTCGGCATGGTTCACGCCTGCGCAAAACCACAACACAGAGCGACAATGCGCTGCGCGTTCTAGCGTCTCAGCAACAACGGCTGCCACCGCGTCAGTGGTGTCTACAGCCGCCTCAAGTTGACCGGCGATATACTCCCCGCCCGACTTGCCGCCCGTCCAAACGTCAACCACCTACCCCTTATACACATCTGACCCTGCCCCCGCCCCCATCCGCCCACCTCCCGGTCGG